TAAATCTCCATTATAAGTTGTAACATACTGTATTCTATTTGCAGTTTCTGATATATCCCCATAGAAAAATTGTTCGTAATAACAAAACCCATTTTGTACTGGGTTTAACTCATGTGCTATAACAAAGCACCCCTCTAAAGCATTATTGGGATTAGCGCCTTTAGTAGTTTCTTCACTTGTATAATATTTTACTTTTTTATTAATTTTTATATCATCTAAATTTTTTATATCATTCTCAACATCTTTCAAGTATGAAGTATTATTTTCAACATCTTCTTTTAAATTTGTTATATCTGTAGTATTAGTTTGTACATTTTTTGCAAGTTCTGTTACATCTCCAAGTTTGTTTAATTCTTCTATATTCTTCTCTGCTTGTACATTAGCAGTATCTAAATTTTCTTTAGTAGTATCTGCATTAGTTTTACTTAGATCTAATTCTTCTTTGCTAGAATTTGCATTTTTAGTGCTAGCTTCTACTTCTTCTATTTTCTTAGATGCATTAGTTATACTACTTTCCACTTCGACTATCTTATTACTAGCATTTTTAATGTTACTTTCTAATGTACTATTAATACTAGTTGCTCCTGGTATAGTTGTATTAGTTAATGTATCTCTTACCTCTTTAGCTTCATCCAGCACTTCTCCTATATTCTCTATCTGGTCCAGCTTGTGGTCTATTTCTTCTAAAATAGTACAGGTAGGTGTGCTTACAGTTCCATCTACATCTAATACACTTGCTACTACTTCTATATTTATATAAAATGTACTCTTCTTTTCTAAAGTACTTTTATTTATAAACTGTAATTCTGCTTTGACTATTCCTAGTGTCGTTGTTAGTTGCTTACTTGCCTTAATCTCTGCAACGTTATTTACAATAGTAATATTGGTATTCTGTATTAAAGGAACTTGATCTGCTTTAAAAGCTTTTAGCCTACAATTATAATTGCTTAAATCTGCTGGCAAACTCTTATCATAAACAATTATTTTCAGTATTACATCATCAAGCTGCTTACAAGTAAAATCAATACCATATCTATTATTAATATCTAATATTCCTGTCTGTAATTCTTGTATCATTCAATAACCCCCTTATATTAGTCCTTCATCTTTTAGTACCATTCTTATAAAGTGTTTTAAGTCATAGCCCTTTCCAAAATCATCATCTTTAATATAAAAAGCATCATTTTCAATAACTAAATGGTCTATTCCAACATCTCGAAACCACAATTCCTCCATACTAGATAATGTTCTATATAATGCACTATACTTATCTCTTTTAATTACTTCAATGTCTTGTACACCTACGGTTCCATCTTTATTAAATCTCATAACTGTATTTCCCTTACTGTCTTTTACAACTAATGCACCATTCTTAATTGTTTGACCATCAGAATCAAATATAACATTCATTTCAGTCTCATTCTTAATAGCGATTAATACACTTTGTGCGTTTTTTTCAACTAATGTACTAAAGTCACCTTCACTCACTTTTTCTCTTATAACTTTAGCAGTTTGTTCTCTATAAGTACTAAAATCATCCTCACTTACCTTCTCTTCTATTTTCCCATCTAACACTTTAATAGATGCTTCTCTATCCTCTTTTTCATTTTTAACACTTAGTTCAATTTCAGAATCTCTTTTTTCCATTGTTACTTTTAAATTATTATTTTTTTTATTTAATTCTTCTTTTGTTTCTTCAATCTTTTTATTAGTATTATTTATAGTAGATGTTATTGTATTTTTAGTAAAATTTAGTTCTATATTTTCATATTTTTCTAATAAATTATTATATTTAACCTTTAATATTTTTACTTTTATATCGATTCCATATAAATCATGTCTAATTATTACTTTATCAAATAGTTCTATATTTTCATCTTTTAATATATTTTTAAATTCTTCTGTTTGACTTAAAAGCACAAATTCAACATTATAATTTAAAGATGGTATATCACAATTATTTTCCTTAAAGTATGTTTTAGCTAATATTCTTAATTTTTCAATATTAAATTCCTCATCATCTTGAAAATAATTTGAAAAATCAACTTTTGCTATTCTTGGATTAGGATCACGATTTATATAAGAACTATCTATATATTTTTCAGGTAATACAAATCTTACGTTATCTTTTTCAACATAAGGATAAATTCTAGTAATACACCCCGTCCAATTTTCTTCACATGTAAACCCTGTCATATTTTTTTTATAGCAAATTAATACATTATTATCTTGTCCACCATTTTGTACTACAGATACTTTAAAATTGTCTCTTACAATATCAGCTCCATTTCCATAAGTATCGACTATGCTTCCCTCAGTACCCTTTATAGAATCCCATAAGTTTACTAATTCAACATTAAAATTAGTATTCATAGAAATATTGCTATAAAATTTAAATCCTGTTGGGAATGCAGCATTACTATTTAATGTATTAAGTGCTGTTTGACAATTACCATTACAAGTTGCTTTTTCCACAAAGTTATCATTTAATTTATAGCTTATATGTTCTGCTTTTACAGTTATTTCACCATTTATAGGTTGTGAAATATAGTAAATTCTAAAAATTTGAGATTCATATCTATTATTGGATTTTGCTTTAATGTACCTATTTCCTTTTAATTTATCATATAAAAATGAACCTACTGGATAAGTAAGTTCAAGCTCATAAGTTTCATTTCTTTCTTCTTCTATAAAGCAACTTGTACAATCTTTAAGAAGTCCTAAACCATTGCTTTTAAATTCTGTTTCATTATGATCGTAAAGAATTGGTATCATATGCAACACCACCTTGGTATTAATTCTATTTTACGTACATTCCCACTATAAGAGATATTATTCTCTCCTACTTCTAATATTGGAAAATCACTATACATTTTATTATTCGAATGTATCATTTTATTATTTGATATCTTATAGCAATCTTTACTAAAAGAATCGACAATAATATTATTTTCAATATCTTTTAAAATTAATTGTTGATTATTAATTTTAATTGTAATATCTCCACTACCAAAAATATTTAATTGTGGCTCTGTATTGCAAGTAGACTTTCCATTGTATAGTGTAATAGATTTATTAAATGTAATAACTTCCTTTCCTTCATCTAAAAATACTATTGGACAACATGTAAACTTTACTGTAAATCTTCTTACTAACTTAAAGGTTGTCTTAAACTCTCCAATATCAACTTTTTTTACAATGTAATAAATTCCTTTATGCAAACTATATCTCAATTCCTTTGAAATTTTAGATTTCAACCAACTTACAATCCTAGATTTACTAATAATAAAATTTTCTCTAGACTTAAAAACAAAATCAAAAGACAATTGTATATCTTCTAGCCCATTGTAAATATTAAGCGAACCATTATTACTTCCAGGTATATCAACTGTATTGTATTTAGTACTAGAAGTAGGTAAATCAATTATATTTTCTATAAGCAATTTACATTCCTTTGAACTCTTGTTATTAAAATATATTTCTGACACTTTTCTACCTCCTACTACTATTAAACGCAAGTTCTTCATCCATGTATTTACTTGTAGCTTTTGCTACTTGTCTTCCATCAATATTCAAAATTACATTAAATGAATTTTCTAATTCATCTAGCTTATATAATACTTTATTAAAAATATTAGTATAATCTGTCTTATTATTAATAGAATACGTTTTATCCATATTTTTTAATGCTTCTGTATTTGCTATATCTATAGTTCCGTCTAAGGTTCTGTTTACATCTGCATTAATATTAGGCATTTCATTCTCAAATCCAACTCCAATACCCAGTGCTAACATCTTACCTATTTCATCTCTAAAAATATGAGATGGTGAATGGATTTCAAATTTATCCTTAACTCCCTGAGTAAATGAATCACATAGTCCTCCTAGCCATCCAGTCATTCCATCCCAAGCATTCTTAATGCCGTCCTTAATTCCAAGTACAATATTCCTCCCAATATCTAGCATTTTAGAAGGTAGATTTTTAAATATATCTACAATACCATCAAATACTTTTCCCATACCTTCTTTAGCTGCTGTTAACATGTTAGAACCCCATTCTGTTACTTTTGTAACTACATTAACTAACCACGTCCAAATTTTATCAGGTAATTCTGTAAAGAATTTTACTATACCTTCAATCCAAGTTGGTACTGTTGTAGTAATCCAACTAATAATATTATTTCCCCATTCTCCAAGTTTCGTAACTACACCGACCAAGAATGTCCAAATTTTACCCGGTAGTTCTGCGTAAAAATTAACAATGTTGGTTATCCAAGTAACAACATTTGTCGCAATCCAGCTAATAACATTTGCCCCCCATTCACCTAACTTAGTTACCACTTCGACTAGAAAAGTCCATATCTTACTGGGTAATTCACTAAAAAATGTTACAACATTATTAATCCAAAGTGGAACGTTTGTAGAAAAATAATTCCATACTTCAACACCCCACGTACCTAACAATCCTATTAAAGCTCCTAATCCATACATAATCTTGTTAGGTAATTCAGCAAACCACGTTCCAATAGATGAAATCCATGCTGGTATAGTAGTTGTAAAAAATATTGCAACTGCATTCCAACCATTTGTAAAGGCTGTCTTAATTTTTGTCCATAAAACAGTTGCTTTATCAGGTAACCCTTTAAAAAAGTTAACTACTGAATTAAATCCATTTACAAACAAGTTTTTAACTGTTGTTATAAATCCATTTACTTTTTCTCTAAACTTGTCATTATGCTTATATAGTAGTGCAAATGCTCCAGCGAATGGATTTACTATAAATAGTAATATTTCTTTCCAATTATTTTGAAAAAAGCTTACTACAACTTTAAAAGCATTAGGTAATGTAACTGTAAAGAAATTTTTCAGCCAATTTCCAATAGCATTTACTCCATTTCTAAACCATTCACATTTTGTATACATTAATACTAATAAACCTATTACTACAGTTGCAATTAATACAACTGGATTAGCCATTGCAAAGGCTTTTATAGCAATTCCAATTGGTTTTAATTTTGTCCAAGCTTTCCCAATCCCCTCCATAGCATTTGGTATTTTACTTATTCCTGTACTTATTGTCCCTATTGCACCAGTAACTTTACTTACCAGCATTAGTAAACCTGTTGCCCCTACAATAATCCCACCAATACTAGCAACAATTTTTAGCTGTCCTTCACTCAAGCTAGATAACCAAGTTGTAACATTTTTTAACCCATTAGATATACTACTTGTAATTGGTGCTAATACATCACCCATAGAAATAGCACTAATTTTTATATCATTCATGCTTTTCTTAAATGTATTTCCAGTAGTATTTGACATAGTTTCAAATGCTTTATCGGTTGCCCCTGCACTATCATTCATTTTGCCTAATATATCATTAAATTCTTCTCCATCTTGAGTTAATAAAGTTATACTAGCAGTTCCAGCCTCTACACTACCAAACATATCTTTTATAGATTTACCATTTGCTTGTGCGTATTGGTCTATCATTCCTAATATTTCTGTTGTTCCTTTACCTTCTGCTTTTAAATCTGCGAATCCTTTTCCACTAAGTTCTCTAAGTGCTTTATCCGTTAAAGAGCCACTTTTTGTTAATTCTCCAAACATAGCCTTTAGCATTGTTCCACTTTCTGCTGTTGCAATACCGTTCTTTGTCATAACTGCATATGATGTTGATAATTCACTCATATTTATATTTGCACCTTTTGCTATTGGTATTACAGCCCCCATACTAGAAGATAATTCTGCAACTGTTGTTTTACCTTCATTCTGAGCTACAATTAATTTATTAGATATATCTGTGGCTTCATTGGATTCTAAACCATAAGCATTTAAAGCAGTTGTTAAAATATTTAGCGTGTCAGAACTTTCTGCAAATCCAGCTTTAGCTAATTTAGTTGCATTATTAACAAAATTAACTGCATCTCCGGTTTTTTGGCCAGCACTTATTGCATTATAAACATTATCTGCTATATCATTTGCACTAATACCAGTCTGACTACTTAAATCCATAATTGCTTTTTTCATATCATCATAAGATACCTCTGTTTCATCTGCAATTGTAAAAACCTTTGCCATGCTATCTTCAAAAACTGTACTTGCAGTTGCACTAGCCACTCCAACACCTAGAATTGCAGTAGAAGCTGGTTTCATTTTATCTGCCATTTCTCCACTTTTCTTACTCACTTTATCCATCTTACCAGCAAATTCATCTATTTTTACATTACTTAATTTTTGATTTATATCTTCTAATTTTTTTCCATTTTCTAACAGACTAGTTTTGGTACCATTCATCTTAATTACTGCATTTTCTAATTTTCTATTATTAGAATCTATAGCTTTATCATTTTTTGCATATTCAATTTTCAATCCATCTAATTCAGCTTTTAACTTCTTAGATTCTTCACTATTTTTACCTGTAGCTTGTACAGATTCTTTATACTTCTTATTCGTTTCTTCAATCTTGCTAGATAGTTCAGTTTGTTTTGATTTCTGTTTATCAATATTTTGTGTTAAAGTTTTTGTTTGATTCTCTTGGTTTTTCAACATATCGTTCTGAATTTTAACTTTATTAGTTAATTCACTTTGTTTAGCTTTGAGTTGGTCAGTTGCACTACCAAATAATTTTGCTTGTGTTGACGCTAAATTAAATTCACTTTTAACAGTTTTCATTTGTGTAGCCATATCTCTCATAGCTTTATTGAATTCAGAATTACTAGCACCAACTTTAAGAGTTGCTCCTGTTCCCATATATATCTACCTCCTTTGCTTAAATTTACATAAAAAATAAGCAAAAGAGTTTTATTTTCCCTTTCGCTTATTAATCATCATTTTTATTTTCTAAATCATATCTAATATTAAATACAATATAATCTATCATTTCGCTTAGATTACATTCAACACATTCTTTGTAACTCATTTTCAAATTATTAATTGCGTATTTAATAGTACAATTTAGAGTATTTTTATATATTTCATATATGCTTTTCTGTTCTTCTTCATCTTCATATCCGTTTTCTTTATCATAATCATCGAAAATAGACTTTTCTTTTTCTACTACTTCATTTCCACTAGCTTTAGAAATTTCAATAAATTTATTATTAATTGTTTCATTAATATAAAGTTGTATTTGATTAAAATAATAATATAAATCATATATACTAGCTTTATTCAATTTAGCTTTAGTTATATTAAATAATAGTAATATAACATTATAAATTTCATCATATATATCATCATATTCAGTATTCATAATATCTAAATATTTACTATAAATACTTGCATTTATATCTTTATTTTCAAGGCAAGTAAAAGTTATTTTTTCTCCTATTTGCCTTTTTGAAAAGCCTTTTGTGCCTTTTCAATATTCCTATTTAGTTTAGACTGTATTTCAATTTGAACTTGCATAAAATTAAATATAATATCTGCGACTTCCATATCCTCATTCACTTCATCTTCTGTAAATTGTTCATCATAAAGCTTTACTATAATTGCCACCATTAAATCTAAATCATCATCATTAAATTCTGCATTAGTTTCAGCCTTAACTTTTATCTTTTCATAAGCTTCATTAAAAATTGTATTCTTTTTTCTTGTAATTTTATCTACTTTATACTCTTTCCCATTTAATATTAATTTCATATTATTATCATCCTTTCATTTAAAGGGGAACTTAATCCCCTGTATTATTATTTTACTGTTATTGGCTTTTGACTTGGTACTTCATTAAACCATTTTTCAATTATACTTTTTGCATCAGTATCATTTTCAGACACTAATTCATCTTCAAATATTCTTAATCTATAATCACCATCAAGTTTTCTACCATAAAATGTACCTTTAATTGTTTTTGTTTGACCTTTAACTTTATCAGTAGCAGTTTCATGCTCATCATCATCTTCTTCGCCAAATTTTCCACAAAACAAACATTGAAATTCATACTTTCCATTTGCTCTCTTGTCTCTAAACATTATCGCTACTTCGCTACCTTCATCATCAACATTATCTATTAATACTCCATTTTTTAGAGTTGCTCCATTTAATAATGCTGTCATTTCAGCTGATAGATGATCTCCCTCCAATTCTACTTCACAACTATCAAATTGATTTATAATATCTTCAACCTCTGAATCACTATATAATTTTTCGCTACCCTTTTTAGTTTTTATTTTAGCTTTTATTGCTCTGCAAAGTTTTTGAGGTGTTTCGCATACATATTCTGTACTTGTATTTTTAATAACTTTAGCCACATATAAATCTTTCATTCCTAGTTTTCTTTTAGTACTCATAATATCTTCCTTTCTTTTTAAATATAAAAAATAGATTTAATTATCTGCATCAGCTAAACAATTAAATCTATTTGCATAATGATATAACTTTGTATCTGTTTCAAAATCTCGGTTACCCTCAATCCATATAAATCCATTTTCTTTTAATAATTTTATAACTTGTTTTTCTGTTTTTCTTACATCATCTATATCTGTACCCCAAACATCAACTTGTACAGAATTATTAATACTTTCAAAATCATTATCGCTAAAATTTTCAGGTGCAGTATGATAAGTGAAAAATGTCACATGAGTTTCATTTATATCATTACGATACCAACCTTCATAAACATTATTTATATCCTGCAATATCCTATATATATCATCTTCCACTCTATCATCTCCCATCTAATTTTTTTTGCAATAATTTTGAATATTCTACTGTACCTAATTCATCAAGCATTTTTTGAGCCTTCTCTCTAGCTTCGCCAAATACAGGGCATGGTGGCATTTTGCTTGTCCCAAATTCTTTAAATTTCCAATAAAAATATTCTCCATCCTCATTTTCTTCACCTAGAGTAATATACATATAACCTTTTTTCTTTTTAATGTTAGATTGTGGTATATTATCAGCAAAGTGTCCACTAGGTCTATAGCCCCTTTTACCACTCTTAGAATTATCTTTAGATTTAGATATCTTAGGTTTAATATCATTCTTAACTTTTTCTGCTACTGTAGTTATTACTTTTCTATCTACATTTTCCATCTCACTAGAGTCCGCTAAACCTTCAAGTTGTTTGATAATATCATTAAAGCCTTGTAACTCAAATTGAGTTGCTATATAATCACCTACTTTATAAGATTACATTTAAGTAATACATATTTTTTATATTCTTTCGCAAAATCTGAGTAATAAATTTTATAAATATGACCTTTATATTCTACTTTATACTCTTTTTTATCTTGCAATTGCTCTAATAACTTACAATATCTAACTTTAAATATAATAGTATTTTCAAGTTTTATATTTATAGCTTGATATAGTTCAGTTCCATAAAGTTGTAGTATTCCGCACCAACAACTATAAAAGTGTTCATCAGAATATGTCGGTGCTTTACCTTTTACCCTTTTTTCTATTGCTACTGTTATATTAATTCTTTCACTATTCATTTGTATCACCATATAATGCTAATTTATCTAATATAGAATCAACTATTGTATCTCTTTTCAAGTTATTAGTGCCTTCAATATTTATTCCTTTAGTTTCATAAAGGTCACTTATAATCTTTTTTTGTAGTAAATTAGCTATTTTAACTGCCTTTTCATATTCCTTATAGGCTTCGCCTACCATATCATCAATATAAATTTGAGATACTTCAATTAATTCATGTAGGTAAATATCATCTTCTGTATAATCAACACGTAGATAATTTTTAATTTCTTCTAGTGTCAAGATAAATCAACTCCTAACCTATACAAATGGAAATTAATACCTCATTCCTATAATTCAATCTTTTTAATACTTCTTATTGACCCTTTAACAACACTAAATCTTTCTAAAATTCTTAATTTAATAGTATCATCTTTAAATCCTGCTTCTGTACTTCTAGCAACTGTAACACCTTTTCTTTCTGGATACTTAACTGCTTCTTTACCATTTAAGGAATAGAATAAACATGTCTTGCCCTCTGTCATTTTTACTAAAGAAGAATCAAAAGTAATGATTGGTTTACCATTAAAATATTCAGTACCACCAACGTCTGTAATTAATCCTAAATTTCTCCCTTGCTTGTCCTTCATGTTCTTTAATAGTGCATATCCCTCAACATTACATAAAGTAATAAGTCCTGCTTTTACTGTTGGAAGTGCTTTAGCCATTATATTCTCTAATGTTGTGTAATCTGTAGCCTCAACAACTGTTGCGTTATCATCAATTACTTTCATTATTTTTTTATTTTCTTTTGCAACTGAAATCTCAGCAAAATTTGTTTTTGCAACACTTTCAATTTCGATTTCTGCATCATCTACTAATTCAGAACTTAACGTTTGAATCAAACCAACTTTACTACATTTAAATGTTAAATCTGTAGTAACAAGTGTACCATCAACGATATCTTCACCTTCTGCAATTTCTGCTAATTCGTTTTGGTCATAGTCAACAACTGGGATAGTACCCTCATTTTTTGTTACTGGAATTACATCACAAATTTCTTTAAGTGATCCATAGCCCTTTTTTATTTCTTGCAATTGATTTACAAATTGTTTTGGTAATACTGCTGCATTGTCACTTGTTTTAACTGTTGCTCTTTCTTCTGCTGTCATTTCTGTACCCATAATGTGCTTTGTAATACTTCTCATTTCATTAATTTTTGTCAAATCCTTATCCCTCTTTTCTTCTTTTTTCTTTTTTTGTTCCTCTAAATCTCTTTTTTCATCTTCTTCTAATTCTTCTTGTACCTTAATTTGTTTTTTTAGTGATCTAACTTCCTTTAGTGCTGTTTCTGCTTCATCAATTTTGTTTGCTGAATTTAAATTTCTAACCTCTACCTTTTTTGCTTCTAATTTTTCTCTTAATTCTTTCAACATTGTTTTTATCATCCTCTCAAATTTAATTTTTACATAAAAATAAGCACCTTATAGGCACTCTAATTCAATTTCTATTTTCTTTTTTCTAAATTCTTCAGCCCTTTTAATTTCATTGCTACATTGATCTTTTGCTCTGCTATAAATGCTAATTTCTGTAGAATTATAAGCTGGGAAAACAACTATGCTTACATCACTTATAGATTTAAAAGATTTTATTGTTCTAAAATCATAACCACGTTTTCCATCATCCCAATCCCACACCTGTGCATTAGGATCACTCCAATCAATATTGAATATAAAACTACATTTATTAACTACACCATTTTTTAGATTTTCAATTAAATCTCTACTATAGCTAGTGTTTGTTGGTACTGCATCAAAAAACAAACCTTTTTCATCAACTTTTAAAGTTAAAGCACCTTTCCCATCATTTTTATTATTTCTTGCTAATATTTTACTAGTATCATGGTCATAATCAAATACTACATCTGACATATCGCAATTGTCTAATGCTCCACTAGCAATAGTTTCTTTAAAGCCACCTAAATCGTCACTAATTGTATCAAAAGTAAGTGCATAACCTTGAATATGAACTTGTTTTTCTTTATCTTCTCCAAGTTCCCTTACTTCAAATTTGCAAGGCACACTTCTAACTTCTTTTTCTTTGTTCTCCATTTATTCACCACCTTTCTTATTATCTTTTTGCCAACTAGCTTTGCCTTCTACAAGATTTTTAAGTGTTATTTGACCACTAGGATATAATATCTCGTCTGCTCCTTCTATCTTCTCTAATCCAAGTATTTGTCTTACATCATTAGTAGTATAAACACCATTCTTAATATAATCACAAAGTATATTTTTTTGCTTTTCAGGACTAGTTCTAAGCATAGAATTAACATTAAATCTTATCTTATATCCTTGTTTTCTTTCTCCTGGAGTTAACAATTTCCAATCTAATTCTTGCTCTAGCATTAATATTATTGGCGTAATTGTATTTGTAAGATATGAAATATTTTCTTCTTCTGTCAATGAACCCTTCTCAATTAAATTGTAAGGTACTCCAACAGCACTACTAATATCTTTTCTACTTTGTATTTTAAGTTGTGCAAATTGGCTATCTACTAAGCTTAAATTAAGTGGTGTTACGTTATATCCTGCAGGAACTGTAAAAATCCTACCTTTGTTACTGTATAATCTTTTAAATCTTTCTTGTATTCTTAATAAATCTTTTTCATCTTTAATATCACTTGTAAGTTGTACAACTGCTTTGTTAGTTAATCCATTGGAGAATAAATCCAATTGATATTTTTGAGATTTTAAGCTGCTATTAATAGTATCACTTATATAGTTTTTAGTGGACTTAGTATCAATACCATTAAAACTATTATCTCTTAATATAATTATGTCCTTATCAAAGCAACTTCCTTGTTTATCAATACAAGTAAAATCAACTAAAACTTTATTTTGCTTGTTGGAATTAATCAAACCAGCATCATCTACAATAATATTATTAATACTCACTGGATATAAACCTAAAATCTTATTACCATTAGGTCTGTCAATATAAATTCCTGCAATTCCTTTATGTTTGTATTTCATTATAGTAGCCTTTAGGCACTCTGTAGCGTTCATATTTGCATTAGGTCTAAGTCTTAAAAAATCATATAAATAGTGCTTATTTGCTTCAATTTCACCATTATTTGTAGTTTGCTTTAGTACTATAGGTAATTTAGCAACACTATTACTTAAGATATTAATACAAGTAAAATAAGTATTATCATTTATTGCATTTCCTTCACTATCCTCCCCTCTTATCCAACTTGTCCAATCAAAACCTTCACCATTTGAACTTCTTTTCTCAAACATTCTACTAAACAATTATTTATCATCTCCCTCCATGACTTAAAATAAAGGCAATAAATAGTAAAATTAAAGCTAATAAATATAATCCTATATACAAATTAATCCTTAATGTAGTAAAAATGATAATAAAAAAAGAAAGTATTACTAATAAATCAATAATATTTTCCTTATTTTTAAACCATATTTTTATTTTTTTTATCAAATTATCACCTCTAATCCCAATCCATGTTTTCGAGTTCTGCTATTGCATCATATTTTGGTTCTTCAACAATTAATTGAGTATATGAAAATATTAATACTGCTACCATATCTATTCTTTGCTTATTTTTATTTTCTTTTGCAAGCATTTCATCATCTGCTTTACCTTTAGTAGTAATAGCATTACTCATATTCCAATCAAGCAATTCATTTTTTTCATAATATACTTTTCTATCATATATCCCTTTTCTAAATTCTTTAGTAGCTGGGCTCAAATTAGTATATGTCTGCTTTAACATTATTACATCATAATCTTCGCTTAATCTTTCCATCATTTCTTTCGCATTCATAGGATCAGTTACAATACATTTTATTTTACAGTTGTAATTTTCTTCTATACTTCTTATATATTCTTCTACCAGTGTATAATTTATAGTCATGCCTTTGTGTATGTCGCAATATCCCATATCAGAATATAATTTATAGTCTATATCTTCTCTACGTTGTGATAGACTATCAGCAGGTAAAAAGCCATGCGATTTACAATAAATATATTCTTTTTCTCTATACATAATTGATACTGCTGTTAGATCAGTTGTAACTGACATATCTACTCCAACAACAATTTCTTTTCCTTCAAAATCTATGTTATCAACTCTGCATTTCTTCCAATATGAAATATCTAAATACTTATCTAATTCATTAGTTGCGAGAAAAATATTCATATGTTTAGTTAAATATTCCCCTTGTTCACTTATTTTAAATTTTGCTGCTTTTCTTTTTTCTCTAATTTCACTGTAATTTTCTTCAATTCTAAGTGGATTTGATCTATACAACCCTATATCTTCCCAAGCTTCTTCCCTACTACAATAATAAATTAAAGCAAATAACCTTTTATTATCTATTGTTCCTTCTAAAACAGATTTATCATAGTCAAGTTCTTCTTTCATAATAGAATCACTTTCACTATATGCTGTTGTAATTTTAAGCATAAGTGGATTTACAACAGATAATTGACCACTTCTCATTGCTTCAACATTACTGTTATCTGTAAATGCTCCTATTTCATCTGCAATTACAGCACAAGGTCTAATAGAATTATTTTTATTAGCTTCTGCTGTTCTAGCTTGATAATAACTATTTGTAATGTTGCAAGTAATCTTTCCACTTAACTGTCTAGATATTTTAAAATGCTTTTTAATAAGTGGACTTGCTTCTATTATCTGATTCATTGCTTTTTTTACTTCTCCAGCTAATTCTCTGTCCAAACATATTGAATAAAACTCACTAAACTTATCCTCTGTTAGCATTAGAAGTAATATTATTAAAGCAACTAAAAATGTTTTTGCATTTTTTCTAGGTATAAATAAAACTACATCTCTATATCTAAATTTTTTAGAATTATTTTTATATCTCCATCCAAATATTGCACATAAAAGTAAACATTGAAATCCTACAAGTGTATCTAATACAACTGCTCCAATCACAAATCCAGTTGCAAAATTAAAAAGTTTTAATAAATCATTTATTATTTTTAATTTTTTTTCATCAAAATAGAACTCAAAAGAATTTTTATATTGATTTGAGTTTAAATCTTCTGAAAATATTTCACATTGTTTTTTTACTTCATCTGTTGTAATTTCACTACCATTAATAACATTTTCACAATACTCTAATGCTTTATCTAAAAGCATCATTATTAGCTTTCACCTTTAAGAACTTTTAATATTGGATCATCTTCTTTTTCTTTATTAAGTAAAGCTAAGTTTCCAAGCTTTGCCCTGCTTTGAGGTGATAATGATAATTCATTACAACATCTATAAAGGTCTTTAGTATATTTGTCTTTTGCACTCATTAAATCTTTATTTGTTAAAGCACTAATATTTTTATTTATTATTTTTTCAATAGTCTCTAATCTATCTACAGCAATAGAGCATGTACTTAAGATATAAACATCTAAATTAGTTAATATTCCCGTAGCCTTAAGTTCATCAATAATAAACTTGTATATTTTTTTCTGACCTTTTGATAGATAAATTGGTGGTTTTTCAATTTTATCAGCTAAAACCTTTATTTTTTCTTCTGCTGCTTTTCTTTCTTCCACTTCTTCTTTTGTATTATGTCTACTTTGACTATCAATTACTTTACATGGTCTTGCCAAAATTCAAACCTCCTTCTTATATGAGCCTTAAAATTTTCATTTTGGGATTTTTCCAAAGCTGAGAGGGGACAAGGGACTTTTTAACGATTCAAATTCTTTCATCGTGACTCCCCGGGGTATCATAGTATTCTATTTCAAATTTATTTAGTAATTTTTTAAGCCATTCTTGAATATTTCTTTTATCTTTTTCGCTTTTATTCATAAGTATATGAATCCTTTGATGATTTTTTTGTGTTAAACCAATTATATTATTCTCATCTAATCTTAAGCTCCATTCTTCTTTTGTTTCAATAATGTGATGATATCTTTCAGCATTAATTGTTTTTCCTTTATTCCACTCAATAATATCTAATCCAAATTGATGTGTTGATATATTGTTTCTACATTTAATCCAATCCTTACTAGAATAGAACTGTTGCTCCTTAATATCTTTCCTATTGTACTTATATGACTTATATCTAGATTTCATATTATCTATCTCACATTTGCATTTAGACCCATAAGGAACTTTATTTCCGCATATGCTGCATAATCTCAATAGTGCCACTATATCTCCTTATAATTCAATATTTTTGAATTTGCTTCTTTTTCTTTAAGTTTAGTAAGCTTCTTATCATTAGCAACCTTATTAGGATCATCACTCCATTTAGCTTTCTTCATATTATTTAGCCAATATTTTTGTGCTGCTAAATCAGGCTTACAATATTTCTGTATCTTCTTAACTACAACTCTTTCTTTAATCAATACTGTTTGTTCATCTTCTGCCATAACTTCTTCTTTAATTTTTACTGGAACTTCTTCTTCATATTCATAGCCAATGCAGTTATTAAAAAGAGCCTGTTCAGCTTCTTCATTCTTCTTATCTTTGCATTGAGCCATTAAGTCCTTTAAAGCCTTATTTGAGGCCTTATATCTCTTAAAAGTTGAATAACTTATGTCTAATTTTCCTGCAATTTCTTTATCAGTACAACCACTCTCAGCCATTGATTCTATTGACTTTAAGTTATCTTTTATCATATCTTCAACCGACTTCATTTCTCCTCCTAACATTGAGCTATTACTTTAAAACAAGGCTCAATAATTTTTTATATTTCCCTAACTTATAATTTCACTATAAAAATTAATAAATCAATAAATAATAACAAATTGCTATCAACCATTGATTTTACTAAGCTTAACACCATTTTAACTTTTATTCATTAATCGGTAATAACATGGAGAATTACTGATACTATTTTTAAGATACATATAATAGTAAGAATTTTTTATTTATATACTAAATAAGTACCATTTTATTTTTTACGCATTATATATCTTCATCAGCTATTTCGGCTGCATCCTCCTGCATCTTTTCTTTTATGCCAAGATATCTTTTAGTTTCTTCTATACTTTGATGATTTAGAGCTATTCTGACTTTTTCTAAATCTCTACCGGACCTTTCATAAATCCTTGTAGCGTATGTCTTCCGTGGGCTATGACCACTTATATGCTTTAATCCTACTTTTTTACCCACATCAGTAAGTATTGCACTATATGATTTAGGTTCAATTGGTTCAATTCCATTTTTAGATTTATTAGATGGAAATGCATATTCAGATCTCTTTTTTCCTTTAACATAATCTCTTAAGTATCTTTCTAAATTATTCTTAATGTAAACTTTTCTCTTATTAGGCTTCTTTCTATTAGGATACTCTTGAAGGTTACTAAGCCATTGTTTATATTGCTTTGATTCTTGGATTAGAAAGAAACCTTCTTCTATGGCATCTTTTATTTGTCCTATAGTCAATGAAACTAAATCTCCCATTCTATAGCCTGTTGCTCTTGCAAGTACAAATAACATTAAATTTCTATCTTCATACTTTTTGCTATATTCAATTAATTCTTCTTTAAACTGTTCGTATTTATTTTCTGGTATTGGTGCTGCAGTACCCTTCTCCCAATTATGTTTTTTTACTTCTTCCATTTAGTTCACCTGCCTTAATGCTCCTTTCACTCTTTTATAATGTGCACTATCCATACAATCTTTTGCATTGTCAGTTTCTTTTTCTCTTTTTAAATTTTTACATCCACAATGAGCACATGATAAATAATTATTATTTTTAAGTGTTTCCTCAACTTCATCTGTTAACAAAACACTTGTTTTTCTACACCTTTTACATTGGTAAATCATATAAATACTTTTCATCTACTCACTCCTTGCCATATTAAAATAACCAGTAGGTAAAATCCTACTGGTTAAAAATTTAAATTTCAGTAACTACTTAACATTATTAATTATTGTAATCCCTGCTACGCTAATTAGTCCTAAAAATTTTAACTATTTAATTTTTATATTATACATTTATCTTCATTATTTAACCTTTTCGGTACATCCCACGGTATTGCAACTTGGATTTTCTTATCTATAACTATATCTCCATTTGACTTTGTTTTGTATATACTCCTATTTCTTCTAACAAAGTCTTTATCGCTCATAAATTTTTTATTTTCAAAATTTAAAACTTTTTTTACTTCCTTATTTCTTATTTTATTTGCTTCATGTGATATTTTAAAATTTTTCAGGTTTCTTTGTATACATTTTTTTACTGTTTCTGGCTTTTGTTTTAATATACTTGCAATTTTATTGTAGCTATACCCCTTTAAATAATATTCTTTCACTTTTATTTTATCTAACATAAAATGTATACCCCCTAAATTTAAATATAGTTATCCCATACCAAAAAACGGGACATTTTTTAATTTAAATAAGACATTTATTTTTCTTTTAGGTCTTATTACTTATTTATGTATTCATAATATCAAAAATGTCGTGCTTTGAGAACGACCAAAACACGACATTTAACACGACATTTTATTTATTTTTTAATTTTTTTTCTATACGTTGTACTTGCCTTTCACTTATTCCAATTAAAGATGCTGTTTCCATTTGAGTATAATTTTTAACTAATCTTAAGTATTTCACCTTGTCTTTAGTTTTTTTTAGTTTATTAACATATTCTTCATCCTTAACTTTATCTACAATAGATACATTCAATTCGTCTAAAATAGCTGATTTAGTCATTTTATCCCCTCCCTATTTTTCAATATAATTAATAACGTTCTTAATTACTAAATTAATACTTCCATCACCATTTCTTTGAACTTCAAATTTACTTGAATCATGGTATGCTCCTTCATTGATGTATAAATCAATTTGCTTGTCTATATTTAATCTAATTCTTTTTAGTTTCTTTTCTATATATTTAGGATCTACAAATACCTCATTGTCTATAGCTTTCATTTTTAAATCTGTAACAAAGCCATTTCTTAAATCTTCATTTTCTTTAAATAGTTCTGATGATAATTCATCCAACTTTATAACATCATTTTCTTTCAATTTATCTTTTATTGTAGTTCTAACTTTTTCAGCTAATTCAGCATCATTTACTATAGCTCTTCTTACAAACTCTTCACTGGATTTTATAAAGTCTTTAGTAATATCCCTCTCATTTGTGACTATTGAAGAATAAAGATAATCTGATAAAAAATAATTAATTCCTAATTCTGAATCTTCCTTAGTCCTCTTTTTCTTGTCTAGTACATAAAGATTAAATAAATCATGTTCTCTAAAAGGTTTTATAAACGCAGCCTTTTCAATTTTTTGACTACTTCCAGGAAGTCCTGCTGTTTGTTGTACTATTCCTACACCTATTTTTTCATCTATAAATTGAATTTCATGAGTAAAGTTCTTTACATAATCAAGTTTTAAAATCCCTATCATAGGTACTTGATCTGTAATTATAGAAACTATTATTAAATCACATGAGTCTATGCTTTCCTCCATTTGCATAATTGCAAATAATTGTTTTGCTAAACTTTTAGACAGCCCTATAAAATCATCATCTATTCCATTTAAATATCCTTGTATAGTTTCTTTTACTAAGTTAGTGCCTTGTTTGAATTTAGCATACTTTAACTCATCATCTTTTAAACACTTTTCTAAATGCTTATATAAGAACTTGTACACTTCCTCAGTTAGTTCTAAAGTAAATTCATTTAAAACTGGTTCTGCTGCATTTCTATCTAATACATGAATTACAGCTTGATTTATATTAATGTCATTTATATATTCCATTGCTTTTCCTCCTAAATTATTAAACTACTAATCTCCTATATTCATTTTTTAGGTTTTCTTGAGTTAATTGAGCATAAACCTGGGTCGTTGTTGGAGTAGTATGTCCCAGTATGCCTTGTACTCCTTCAATTCGCATTCCTTGATTTAACAATCTAGTTGCTTGAGTCCTTCTGAATTTATGTGCATGAACTCTTTCTGCTACATCAGTTCTATCTTTTATTTTTTTAATAATTAACTGTAGAGCTCGCGTGCCTATTGGTTGGTGTGGCGCTTTTTCTGATATAAACAAAGAGTCCGAATCTCCTTTTCCTGTGACCTTTATACTCTGCTCAGACCAGTTAATATCCTCTATCTTAATATTATCTATTTCTGAAATTCTGCAAGCTGTACTATCTAATAATTCGAACAGTGCCTTTTCTCTTTCCGTTTTACATCCTTCTCTTAATTTTTCTAAATTTTCTGCCTTATATCCCTGCAAAATTACTCGAGGAACTTTAGTTTGCTTTAATTTAAAGGCAGGATTTTTAATTATATATTCCTCATTTTGCAACCACCCGAAAAAGTTCTTTAAATAAGTGATATATCCATTAATAGTACTAGCTTGCTTACCTTTGCCCAAAAGTGCTAAAAACATTCTTAAATCCATCGTCGAAATCGTGCTACATGGTTTAGTGAAATATTGATCTAACTTATTAAGAAACAATCTGTAATTATATAATGTCTTACTGCTCAGACCTTCTAATTTCTTACAAGCAAGATATATTTGAGCTTTTTCTTCTATATCGCTGCAAACTAAATCTGTACATTTACTTTGTACTTCATAGCTATATAAAGTCTCATCTATAACTTTCTTAACTTCTAGTTGCATATCTAATTTCTGTTCTAAAAAAGGTAATAACAATGTTAATTTTCCCACTAATTTAATGCTTACTTCTTCGTTTAGGTTGCTCATTCTTTCTTCCTCCTTTATGTGAAATTGATTATTTATTGAGAATGAAGTTTTACAACTATAGCTGCAGCTTCATTCTCTATTTAGTTGTTTTAGAATTACAAATCAAAATCAAATCCTGTTACTTTGGCATTTTCTTTGCACATCTTTTTATAATCATTAAATTTTTCTTTAGAATATCTATAATTTTTACAATATCTAAAATCCTGTTCTTTCATAAGTTTTAAATTTAATCTAAGTGTCATTCGAGGATACTTTTGAGTATTTTCAAACACACATTTTTCTACTTCAATATCTTCACCAAATACTATTTCATGACATTTATATAAATATTTGCACCAATCGCAACACTTTGCAGTTGGTTTTACTTGTTTTCTTTGAAAACTCCAATTCATTGATATACCCTCCTTCTCCAAATTGTAGTATTGCGAAAGATTATATCGCAAATCCTATCTGTTTTGACAACTCAAAATTGAACCACAATACCTCTATTCTTTCTTTTCCTTGTTCTGCATTAGTTTTAATTTTTATTGTATTCCAATCTTTTAAAATATCCTGGTATAATTCACTTTCATATCCTGAAATTATTATAGGTCCTGAATGCTTTTTTAATAATTCCAATAATTCTAAATGCTTTTGGTCCTCTGTCATTTCCACATTGTAATATCTTTGTCGTCTTGTACTTAACAAATATGGTGGGTCCACATATATCAAACAATCTTCTCTGTTATATTTTTTTATTAAATCAAAGGCATTTTTATTTTCTATTTCTGCATCTTTTAATCTTACTGCTGCTTCAAGTATTCTTTCAGGAACCTTATTCCAATCTCCAGTAACTCTTTGTTTAGTTTTTGCTCCTAATACTGGACCTGCATGTCTCCAGCTAGAAGAATAATATTGCATACCTGCTCTTGCCATATTGGACCTTATTAAAAATTGTCTTGCTTTTTCAATATTATCTAGGTCCTTATTATTTCTTTCATAACTCTCCTTATATTCCTCTCTACTATATGGAGTTAAGAAAACTTTTTGGGCCAACTCTTCAGAATTATCTCTTATGGTTCTAAACAAATTTACTACTTCACCATCTAAATCATTTAGTATCTCTGTATTACATGGACTTTTTGAAAAAAATACTGCTCCGGAACCAAAGAATGGTTCTAAGTAAATATTATGTTTTGGTATTATATCAATAATCTTTTTGGCCATACTCCATTTGCTTCCCGGCCATTTTAAAACTTTCAAATTTTCACCTCCTATTGTTCGTCCAATCTACATATTACGAATTACTAGTACGCTTTTGCTAATCTATAATCATCAGCATGTTTCCAACTTTTAAACCATCTAGGTGCTAATATTTCAAAAACCTTAGTACATTCTTCAGCACTCCTACAAACCCAACATACTTTTTTAAGTTTATAGTCCTTTAATCTATCATTTTTCCAATATCCTGAAAACTCATAAACATTATTTCTATTTTTGAATGATACGTGCCAATTTTCTATTTTATTATCAAGCAATATTGCATAGGCATATACTATTTGAGGGTACTTATTACTCATGCTCTACCTCACTTTCACAGACTTCTGTAATTCTATCTTTTAATTTTTCTACACTTTGCTGCAGCAGGTCAACAATTTGATCTACTGCTTTTTCAACATTATCACTCATTTGGTTTTTCACACCTTTCAAATTCAATTACCCATACATAAGGATTAGAATTAAATCCGTACTGGTCCAAATCTTTTTTATTTACTGTACTATCCCACAATGTAGCAAATTTAACTTCACAGTTAGATTCTGCTGCATTCTTAAACTCTTTATATTCTTTATCACATGTTATTCCTTCTGCTTTTATTCCGTTCTCTGTAATATCTTGTAGCCTTTCAACTCTTACGCCAGTAACCTTTAAGAAAATACGTGCTGCAACTTTCGGCATATGAATGCTTGGTTTCCAAACACCCAAGTTTTTTTCCTGTTCTCTAGCCATTGGTATTCTTTCTCCTTTGGAATACCCTGCTTTATAAACATACTCTGCTGTCCTATTATTCCTTGCAAAATCTCCTAATGGATTTGATATTCCCCAAGTTTCCCTAACATAAAGAATATCTCCTGGCATATATGGAGCTTTTATTCTTTCTTCAATTTTTGCATCTAATAACTTTTCAAAACTTCCTTTTCCAAATGCTGCTCTATTAAATTCGCCCCCATCTTCACTACTGTAACCTATAAAATCTAAATCTTTATCAACTTTTATAATTCTTCTAGTGCAAGTCTTTCTGCCTTCTAATATTGCTTGGACCATATGAGTATTAAATAATATTGGTTTCATTACTGCACCCTCCTATTAAATTAAACATCACATTGAATAAATTCTTATGATCTTTTATTATTTCATTAAACAAATTCTCATCATATTTTGAGAGTATTACTTTACCTTCTTTTGAGCTCCACTCTACTTCAACAGCTCTTTTACTTTTTCTCTCAATTATCAAATAATATCCTGCTCTTTTTCGTAGTGTTATTTCTAAATCTTCTTCACCAGGAGTGGTTGAATCTTTGTAGTATATACAAAATACTCTATTCCAGTTATCGCATTTTCCATCTGCATAATACGAATTATTGTTATCTTTTTTTCTTCCATCATATTTTCTTATTCCTTGGCTCTCCATACAGCCTTTAAATATATAAGCTAGTGATTTAGTTTCTAAAATATCTATTAACTTAATAAGCTTATCTTCCATAATTTCTTCGTCCTTTCTGACTATCACGAATTAATATTTTATTATCCTTACTGGTAATACTAAATCTTTTTTATTTTCACCATTTGTAATTAATATTGGAGCAACATTAGTAGTTATATATAAACTTACATCCCCTTTATAGCTTTTCAATGCTTCTAATAAGTACTTTGCACTAACTGCTATACTTATTTCTTCCCCTTCAATATCTGCTTTAAAGTATTTCTTGTATTCTATTCCAATTTCATTTTTCAAAGTAGTTAAAGTTGATATTTCTTTATTAAAGTTAAGTAGTATATTACATGAATATTTATTAGCTTTTACAATGGAATTACAAATTCCAGCTAGTTCTTCTGCATTAACTTTTACTTGTATCTTATTCTCTTTTGGCATTAATGATTTATAATTAATAAATTTTAATTCTTCTCCATTCTCATGTTTAGGTTTTTTGCATATTATCGAAGTCCACCCGAAACATACCCGCACATAGTCTTCGTTTTGTGTTAATGCCATAACATCTTTGTCCTTAAAATGCTTAAGTAAACCTACTATATATTTAGGTATAAGTATAGGCTTGTCTGTTATTTCATCATTGCTACTTCTTATACTTAACCTATAGCCATCCAATGCTACTAAATTATTATTATCTAAATATAAGCATTGTAAAACCGGTCTACATGTTTCATCAGAAACTGCATACTTACATTCGCTCATTTCTTTAAAATTTGGAATGAATGCACATTTACCGCCATCAACTTCAACTTCTTCAACTGGATCTCTACCAGTAGCTATTTTAATTTCTTGATTTTCTGTTTTTATAATATTATCTTCAATTATGCAATTTGATTTTTTAGGAAGTAGCATTATAGCTTGTTTGGGTATTACTATTGTTCCTTCTTCCTCAGTACCAAAATATTCTTCTCGCATAACAACTTGATATACATTATTGTCACCATGCTTTTCTGCTCCAATTAACTTAACTTCTTTATTTTTAACTGTGACTTGATAATTATCTGTCTTAACTAACTTTATTAAAGTTAGCAATGATTCTGTATTAATTATTGCTTTCATTAATTATCCTCCCATCCTAATAATTGTTTCTCTAAACTCTCATAATCATATTCTCTAGCTTCAAAGTTATGAAATCCGTTAGTACCTAGTTCAATATTTGAAGGTTTCCAGTCATCTTTAATAGCAGTTAATAATGCTCCTACCTTATTTCTAATTTTTTTCATTGATTTTATTATTTCTAATTTTTCAACAACAACAACAGGCGTTACATTATTTTGTTTACAATATTTTTTAATAAATCCTATATCTTTATTATCAAAATTATTTTTAAGAATCTTGTCTAAATCTTTTAGTTGTTGTTCTAACTCTGTTTCTAGTTCTGTTTCTAACTCTGTTTCTGTCTCTGGTGGATAAATGTCGGACATTTGTCCATTAGTCAATAATTTCTTTTTTTCTTCTTCTATTCTTCTTCTATATTCTCTTTTTCTATCCCCTTCCGAACTGCTTTGACCGATAAAATTTTGAATATCCAACATAAATATTGCGCCATTATCCAGTATTTCTATTAATCCCATTTCTCTAAAAATTACTAAGGATTTCTCTACTGTTGAAACACTATGATTAGTAACTGTTGCAATCATTTTTGGATTATATGGGATATGATCCTTAAACATTAACTTTCCATTATTCTTTAAAGACTTTAAATATAATTTCATTAGGATATCTGAAAATAGATATCCTTCATCTAAATTTTGAAGTATCTTAATATCTTCTGACTCAAAAAAGTCTTCCTTAATTTTTAAATAATAATATTTTTTACAATCACTCATATATTTCACCCACATTCTGTGCTATAATGATATTGAATTATTTTTCAAATTTATTCCTACCAAGTCAGCTCTGCAAAGCTCCTTGGTATTTTTTTTATAATTTCTAACTTTCATCCTTAACAGCTCTCCTCTGACTCCGCACATATGCCCAAGTTCTTTCCATGTATGATATTCTTTTAAATATTCTAATACTAAAACATCGCTTTCACTTAAGTTGATATTATTCTTAATAAATGTTCTTTTAGGTCTTATATCCATTCTTCCTAATGCTTTATCTATGCTTTCTTCAAATATTATTGAAGCAAACAATGCATACCAATTTTCTTTCATTCTATTTTCTCCTTTAGTTTATTAATTACTTCTTGAAGTATATCTCCTGCTGCTCTATTCTCTTTTCTAGCTTTCTCTCTAATAAGTTCTACAATCTCATTCAAATTCCAAGTTTTACTCATATTACCTCCTTATATTAACCACTTTTCCAGTAATCTTATGATAGAATTGATAGCACTCTGCTAAATCTTTAATTATAAAATAGTTATGATGATTTAAACCTTGCTCAACTAAAAATTCCTTATGTCTCCTTTTTAAACGTTTTGAGTTTTTCAAATCAATCTTCCCCCTTTATAAACATGTTATAATAATACAAAATCCTAACCAAAACACTGACCCAACTATAAATGATCTTAAAAATTCATTATCCCTTAAATGTTTTCTTTCTACATAATTAAGTATTACATTAAGTGCTTGTACATCAATTTCACTTGTTTTAATTTCTTCAAAATCTCTACAAAGATTTCTAAGTAATTTAACTTGTTTTACTGCTCTTGTCTTAGTCATTAACCTCTCCCTCCTATATTTGCTCCTTTTATCATCAATTCAAGTTCTCTGTTAGGCTTCCAATCAATTATTACTTGCCTAGCAAATAATAAATCTTTAACTGCTGTGTTTTTATAACTATTTACATCAACTATTCTTTTGTAATCCTTCCACATAGAACTAAAAGCCCTCTTGTTGAGTTCCTTATATGCTGGAGTATCTTTCCCCCCTAGTATCGCTACTACTTTTCTAGTTGCTAAAGTTCTTAGTTCTTCTTGTTGACTATAGTCTATAGTCATTGTATTTTCTAACTTAAGAACTCTTTCATCTACTAAATTTATTTTTTGATCCTGTTCTTCTAAAACTGAATATTGAAGTCTTAATTGATCCATTGGTGAAAGTTGTTTAATTTCTTTCATTCTCTTTTCACATTGAATAAAATATTTTCTTGCTGCTTGACCTTTAGAATTATTTTCTACCATACTTAATTCTTTTGCCATTTCAATAGTTACTATATAATCTTTAGCGATTCCCCCATTTTGAGGTGTCGTTACTAAAACTGTGAAATCATTATTTTCTATAAATTCATATTTCTTAATTCTTTCTTTAATCCATGTTGAAAAATCTCTTCCTACTTCTAAAAATTGGTGAAGTTCTTTTCCGCTTACTAATTGCTTATCATTTTCTTCTATGATCTTTATTAATTCCATAAATGTTCCTCCTAATTTTATTCATTCTGATATAGTTTTGAATTTCTATTTACTCTTAAGCTGATAATTACTAGATGTAATTGCTTTTAAGTTTTAGATGTGATTATACTTTTTATTCTTAATATCAAACCATTAATTTAATATTAAGTTTGTAACACTTTTTAAATCAGAATAATCTTTCCCAATAGATTGAAAAATAAATCTATCTAATTCACAACTAGCTACTTTTAAACTTCCTAACTTTAAAGCTTTAATATGACCAGACTTTATCAATCTATAAGTATCTGTTGCATTTATTTTTAGTTTTTTAGAAACTTCTTTTATAGTTAATAACTCCATGGCTTGTCCCTCCTTATATAATTAAATTTTTATTTAATTAGGTGTATTTACGACATTTTTGATTAAATTTAAATTAATATTTAATATTTTTGAAATATTAACTAATGTCTCTACACTTGGAGAATACCTTCCATTTTCAATGTCAGAAATATAATTCCTTGAAATAAGACACTTGTCTGCTAAAGACTTTTGTGTAATATTTTTCCTTGTTCTTGCTTGTTTAATTAAATTTCCAATTTCTTTTTTAGAATCTATTTTCAATGTTTTCACCTCCTTGATATGTTCTTATTGTATTGTATTAACGACTTTTTGTAAATGCGCATTTAACAGTATTTACGACCATTTGGAAGGATTAGTATATATATTCCTATTTATTCCTCCTATTTACTATTAATTACTTGTATTTACGACTTTTTAAACATTGCTTTTACGACACCACTGTTATATACTTTATACATGGTCGGTAATAACGACAGGAGGTTTAAAGATGGATTTAGGTTTAAAAATTAAAACACTAAGAAAAGAAATGAAATTAACACAAGCTGATTTGGCTAAAAAAGTATCTATTTCACGTTCCTACTTAGCAGACATAGAAAGAAATAGATATAATCCTAGTGTTGATACACTTACTAATATAGCTAAAGGTCTGGGGATTTCTCTTTCTAGATTAGTTGATGAAAATAGGACAAATGAAAAAAATGTAGATAAAAAAACTATAGAAAATAACTTCCCCATTATTCCAGAAAAATTTACAGATCCAGAGGAAGCTAGAACTTATGTAATGAAACATCAAATTTTTGCATATGGTGGATTCTACCCTGAAAAAATGAGTGATGAAGATATATTAAATTTTGCAAATGAAATGATAGAACAATCTAAATTAATTAGATATAAATACGAAAGTAAAAATAAATAG